TCCACTCTTTTGTGTGCCTCATTAAGTCAGGAACACCGCCGAATGGGGCAATGAACTCCATAAACCAAAGCTGCCCATCGTTTTCACCGTTTGAAAAAACCTGTGGATCAAGCATCTTTGTGCGGTTCACATGGTGCTGTTCTGACTCTTCATCCAAAAAAGCAAACGTGACAAAAGCAATCAAATCGCCATCATCGTTGTCGTAGTACAGCAACGCACGTTGCGCGAACAATGGCGCGGCTACCATCCGCTCGATATCGCTAACAGTCCACTTATGATGAATGTCGCTGACTGCCATTATCCTCACTATTTCTCCAATCACTTGGTAAAAGTTAGTGTCTGTAACTTCGTGGCTTTCGATCATTAGTAACCGCGTCCACCTTTGCCCTTCTTTTTTCCTGGCATTGCATCATTTCCTTTCTGTGCATTACTCATTAATCACCGTGCCTGATCCGCCACTACCAGAGCCAAAAAGCACATTGCCATATTTAGCTTGACCTCTGCGCTCTAGATCCGCCTGTGTTGCAAGACCGCTAGTCACCCCAGCAAACAAAGCGCCTAGAGGGCTGTATGCTGGCAATGAGGTGAGTGTCTGCGCTCGATTCATGGAAGTGTTAGCCGCAAGCATCGGATCCGCAGTATTAGCGTTCTGGGCGTAAAGATCGGTTTGGGCAGAATTAACAGCTTTTCTCGCGCTGTTCTCAAAATCTAATGCCTTGTCCTCGATCTCTCGTTCTTTGGTTCCAGCCATCTTAGCCAGCTTTTCACGGCGATTAGCGGCAATCGATGAATCTGACAACCCGCTCCGAGACAAAGCAGCAAGAAGGGTTTTTGAGGCATCTGTTAGCTGGTCATCAAACTGGGGCTTTGCATAATCAAGATAAGACTGGCGGCGGCCAGCAAAATAATCATCATCAAACTGACTAAAGTTTTGATCGATCCGCTCTCGTCCATCACGGATCTTGGCTTGCCGCTCGTCTTCTCGTTTCCGAGCCTCTTCAGCTTCGCTATTGTTCCCGCCGCCGCTACCGCACATTTTCAATCCTTCCCGATCCAGCCCACTTGACCGGCTCAACACTTTCTTTCACATAAGCAAACGTGATAAAATTCTCTCCGTTGCGCCCAAATCCTTTAATAAGACTTTCCTTTTTTAATCCCAGAAACTCTAACCAGTTATGAACTTCCTCATATCCCTCGATCGATTGACACTCGACTCGGTGAGCGCCTGTCTGTTCTATGGCTCCAATTATACGCTTTATTATAAGCCTTGTCAGTTGCGCTCCGATCTTTTGAAAGTCATCTGTCGCAAACATCCCAAAACTCCACACATTAGGCCGCAAAGGCACATATGTTAAAACAGCTATGATTCCGTCTTCTTTCGTTCCGCAGCCGATTGTCGTTTCACATGCTGACCACGTTTCGCCTAAAAAAGCGGCTAACTCTTCCCTGTTCTGCGAATAGGTTGTGCAAACAATTTCATCGTAATCCCTTTGGCGCATCCGCTTTGCGACATCATAAATCTCAAAAGCAGTCGGCTTCCCATAAATCATCCGGCCTCGCTTTGATTATAATGGACTGCGATATTCCCCAATCTCGCATAACCATCTTTTGTGCAGCTAAGTCTTGGTGCGATGTGCGTTGAATATCCGATCATACTGACTCTGCCCATCCCATATGTTGTTTTGTTAACTGTAGCCACGGTTTCCAAAAGGGATATATCGCTGGGGTCTGTAGCGACTTGGATATCCCATTCGTTTTCGCACGTTACATCGAGGCCGTAAAAATCTTTGCTTGTTGCTGGAGAAGATCCATCGAGGAAGGGCAATTGCACTGTCACAGTGGAATTGTCATAGGTGTTTCTGTTTTCGCCGCCAAGTGAATATAGATTATTACCGCTTCTGGCTAGGATCTGAGCGCCGTCATAAGCCCATTCGTCTACTGAAAATCCAGGCTCATAAACCGACCACGCCGACACTTTTGATGATGGGAAATAAGAGAACACATACACTTTTGACCCAACCGCCAACAGATACCGTCCGTCTTGCGGCTCAAGAATGGCAGTCGCTTGCTCCGCTGTATCACGGTTCGTGTTAACTTCTTTGCTAATGAGATCATCAATCGGATTGCCAATATCACCAACAAAGGCCGCATTGGACGAATCCCTTGAACGTAACGATCTGATACCTGATAGAGACAAATAGAAAACATCGTTATCTCCAAACTCAACCACTGATTTAGGGGCTATCGTGCCAGTATTTACCAAGACTTGTATTTGCTGGTTTAGCGCCTCATCTGCATCAACGAACCAAATCTGGATTGCTTGTTCAGCAAAAACCGCAATATTGTCAAAATAGTTAGCAATCGCCTTTAGATCTTCAGATCCTTTCGCATTGTTTGACAGGTTGATAAAGCCAGCCCCGAGAGATGAGTCATTCCACTCATTGGGGTCATCGATTGCCGAAAAATGCAAAAGAGAGTCAGACAAAGCATACATCTTTGATTTCGCCGGACGAACAAAAGCGCCTGGAATATAACCGTTGATGCTGTTACTCGCTGCGCCTCCATCCAAATAATTCTGGGATGCCGGACTAAAAGCTGTAGTTACGTTACCGCTTACATTGACAACCACGACATCATTGTTCTGCCCAGCGCCGCTATCGTCTGACATTATATTCACAGACGAACCAACTGAAGTTGCTTCAAAATTAGGTGCTGAAGTAAATGAGTTTATAGCGTCTGCTATAGCAGTGGCTGTTGCGGTGTTCGATGTATCCCAAACAACTTGGCCTTGAAATACAGAAACTCCGTTTACAGTAATACTGGTGATTGCGTTATCAACGCCACCAGATAGCGCATTGATGTTCCCAACTGTGTATCCGCCTTGGGTTGTGACAGTTACGGAAAAGCCGTTTGAGGCAATGCCGTGATCGGAAGCAGTAATAGTTACGACTCCGGCAGCGGCTGTCGCCGTATAGTTTGGCACAGATGTAAAAGCGTTTATTGCATCTCTGACATTCTCGGCGGATGTTGTGTTGTTGCCTGTGTGGGCTATTGTGTTGGCGCTGTCTGTTATTTCGATATTGTTGACGCGAACAACGCGAATGTCATCGCCTGGGTTTAGTGTGCCACCAGTTACCTCGAATGACCCGCTTGCGGGTGTGCCACCAAGCGTTCCGGCTGTGATGCTGAATTTTGCCCTTGCTCTGCCATCAAACCAGTCAGTGATCCGCGCACCATTAAAATAATGATATATCCGCCCATCAGCAAATTCGGCGGCTGCGTACACCTGTCCATTAAAAAAGTCCGTTGATAAGACTTTTGTCATTGCTTCGCCTGTCGGGTGAGCAAGCTGGACATAGTTTACGTTTGCTGGTGTGCCGGAAGCAAAAGTCACGGATGATGAAGGGTCGCTCCCAAACGTGTATATTTGTCCACCGGCAGCTGCTAGGCCAAAAGTGTTACTTGGCAAGGCCGCAAGGTTTACAAAGGCTGGGCGCTTCTCTATCTCGCCGCCTCGCGTGATGTGTGCGTTAGTTAGAGTTACAAGCGTTCCAGGGTTGCTGGTCACGTTCATGCGTCTAGCGTCTAAGCCCGATCGAAAGTCTTCAACAAGAATGTAAGGCATACTTAGATCCTAGCAACAAGTGGTGGGCCTTTTGGACGGTACATCCCTTCTGGTTCTCCGCCACCAATGACGAATGTGTCGGTTTTGGCAAGCCGCGCCTTGAGCCTTGAATAATGAGCATTAGCTTGCTGCAACTTGTTTTGAGCATCTGCTTGCTTTTGCCGAGCGGCTATTTCAGCGGCTGCATACAAAACTAGAAGCTGGTCATCCAAATCTGCTAAATCAGCCGATGCAATGAAGGGGCTTAGATTTTTGATGCCAGTTATACGGACTTCGCCAGCGCCGCTAGATGCCACACTGTTTGTTGAAGGAACAGGCCAAAACTCTATCTGATCGCCCTCGTAAGCGTCATAACGCCTGATCGGATAACTGGTCACGTTTCGGTCTGAATCGTGTTGGTTCAATTCATCTCGGCCGATTCCGTAGACCAGTTTATGCCACACATCACCGTGCTTAAACTCAACTAGTTCGATGCGCTCGAAAGTGACATCGGCAGGCAAGTTGTAGTACCGCTGGGTTGCGCTAATGCTTAGATCTCGCTTAACGCGGAGAAAAGGCCAGCTATAGTCCTCCCATAACCGGCGTTGTGTTCTCTGCAAATAGTTAACAAGAACATCTCTCATTGACCGCCCAAGGTTGGGTTGAAGGGAATGCCCTATTTCAGCGCGCAAATCCTCGATCAAAGTGCCTAAAGATGTTCCTCTAGCCATTTACTGCTCCCATGCTTCATTCTGTGGGGTGGTTGGGTCATCAGACTTGAATGAACCATCTGCCTTTCGAGCGCGTTTACGGATTGTCTTTTTTGGGGCTGGAGCCTCAGACAACTCTTTAACAAAAACAGGATCGAGCAATGCTTCACCAATCCGTGCATCCTTCAAGGTCTTGGGCAAATCGCCATATTTTTGAAACACCTCGATGACCTTGCTGTCCTTGTAAAGAATACCAAGGCGATCTCTCTCGACATCATCTGGGGTATCCCAAGTGCCATCAATGCGAATGTTGGTAATCGCGTCATCGCCGTGCAGCGACTGCAAAATTACAATTTCTGGAATAGACACAGTGTTTTTGTGAATTACCGCTCTGGAATCCCCGCCAATTGCGATATCGACTGAACCATATTCAATCATTTAATCCTCCAATAGAAATAGCTGGAGCAGCACGATTACTGCTCCAGCTTGTTGTTAGGCGATTTCGTAAACGCCGTGACAGTTCAGCTGCGTAGCAACCAAAGCGCCAGTTGTGGTCAAAGCACGATACATCACATATTGATCGGCTGGCCGTGCTGGGCTGTGCCGCTTCATCTTCTCACCGTCCATGTAGTACATGCAAAGCTTTGAAGAATCGATGATGTAGCAACGCTTGTCAGGGTTCTGAGAAGTGATTGACAGATCATCGAGTGTTGGATCGTACTGGAAGGTCAGACCGTTATATGTGATCTCACCCATCGCAATGTTCTGGCCGCGTGAGAAGCCTGTCTGCGAGTAGTTACCATTCCGGCGGAGTTCGTCAGCAAGGCGATCGAGGAAAGCTGATCCACAAACCGCAATATCTGGGCGGCCACCAAAACGCTTCAATTGGCGCATTTCAGTGTGAAGCTTTTCGATCAGTTCTTGACCAGTTGCTGTTGTCGCAATTGCCACATCTGCACGATTCTGCCACCAAGTGTTGGTTGCGTTAGACAAGCCGCCAGTTGTTCCTGTTCCTGGAACATCCTTAATCAGTGTCTGAATACCCGCAATCGCGTCAGGGTCAGCCGTTCCATCGCCGTACAAGAAAGTGTTCATACCGCGTGAATAGCCTTCCATCATGTCGTCTAGCTTGTCTTGCAACAAGTTAACCAACACAGTCTGGTCACGACCAGAATGGTTTGATGTTCCGGCTCCGTTCAAACTATCGGTGACACTGATACCGTCTTTCTTCAGTTCGGTAAGTGTCAACGAAATGCCTGAGTGATGCTCTTTCCAAGCATAGTTGGCACGTTTGATGTTGGCTGGGTTTGCGTAGGTCACAGTCGCATTGTGAGTGTAACCATCAACAGTTGTTGTGTAGTCGCCTTTGACTGCGACTGATACTTCGCCTTTTCCACCTGGGAAAGTCTTTGCTTTGCCGTCCATAGCACTAAGCAGAGGCTTATCCGCGAGTGTCTGGCTTAGTACCTTGCCTTTTTCTATGTAATAGTCCAAGGCTGCGTTGGCGATGTTGGCCAACTCTGCACTAGTAAATGCCATTCTCTTATTCCTCTCGGTTAAGCGGAACTAGAAAGAGCGTTCTGCACAGCTTCCATAAGGCTGCTCGGCTCTGCGTGTGGGGTTCCGCCCAATTTACCACCGGATGCCGACTTGATTGGCTTCTTATTTCCGACCCTAGCTTGGGTTCTGCGGTTCACTTCCTCGTAAGCCTGCTTGGCTATGCCTAGCGCCTCATCTGGCGAAAGTGGACTTGCATTACCCGCCGCACGGCGGTCAGACATAATCACCTTAACTCGGTCATCCAAC